TGTCTCATCCCAGGATTCACGACGACCTTCACCGCCTAGATATCGAGAGTAACGAGATTTGTGAATAAACTGTTCATAGTTGTTCATTTTTTATTCCTTAGTTATTTTTTAGTGATTCATACTGTGCTACAAGTGTAGCCTTGCTGTGACGACGGTCTAGCTCAACATCAAACTCTTCACGAGCAAGCGTTTCAATTTCACGCTTAGTCATCTCATCAAAGTCTACTTCAACTTCTTCTTCTACGATTTCTTCACACCCACCGTTGTGGTAAATGTCCCAATACTCCCAGCAGAATGTCTTTTCATCGTCAGACAAATGGCTGGCATTTAAATAGATTTCTAGATGGTCTTTATTCTTAATAGCAAGTAGGATAAAATTATGAAAGTGTTCATAAGCTTTATTTAGTTCTGGTTTAATTTGCATTAGTTTGTTCCTTTGTTTTCTTTAGCTTAGCTTCGCGAACATCACGAGCAGCATCCCACGCAGCATGAATAGCAGCATCAACAACAGCATCAGCAGCAACCCAATCAGCATCACAAGCAGCCCCACGAGCCGCATAAGCAGCATCCAGCTCAGCCATAGCAGCAGCCTTCAGTTCTTCTAGTTTAGTCATTAGAGTTCTCCTCTTGTGTTTTCTTCAGTTCAGCTTCGTAATCCTCCCGCGCAGCATCAGCAGCATCAGCAGTATCACGAGCAACAGCATAAGCAGCATAAACAGCAGCATAAGCAGCAGCATAAGCAGCTTCAGCAGCCTTATGAGCATCAGAAGCATCATCATAAGCAGCATCAGCAGCTACAGCAGCAGCACGAGCAGCACGAGCAGCCGCCTTCAGTTCTTCTAGTTTAGTCATTAGAGTTCTCCTCTTGTATCTTATCTAGCTCGGCTTGGTAAGCATCAATAGCAGCATCAGCAGCACCCCAAGCAGCATCAGCAGCGGCTTTAGCAGCAGCATAAACATCCCAAGCATCATCAGTAACACCCTTGGCAGCACCAAAGGCAGCCCAAGCACGGTCGTTAGCAACCCAAGCAGCCTTATAAGCCGCCTCCCAAGCAGCCTCCAGCTCTTCAAGTTTAGTCATTAGAGTTCTCCTCTTGTGTTTTCTTTAGTTCAGCTTTGTAAGCAGCACAAGCATCATCAGCAGCAGCATCACGGGCAGTAACAGCCTTCCAAGCAGCATCATCAGCAGCATACTCATCATCAACAAAAACAACAGCATCCAAAGCATCAGAAACAGCAGCACGAGCATCATCACGAGCAGCTTCAGCAGCAGCCTTCAGTTCTTCTAGCTTAGTCATTTGTTTCTCCTTTTGTATCTTCTTTAGTTCAGCTTCGTAAGCATCACGAGCAGCATCACGAGCCGTATAGGCAGCATCATAAACAGCTTCAGCAGCCTCATAAGCATCAGAAGCAGCCCCAAAAGAGTCATAACCATTAAAAGCACAAGCAGCACAAGCAGCATCAATAGCAGCATCCAAAGCATCACGAGCAGCACTATAAGCAGCCTTCAGCTCTTCAAGTTTAGTCATCAGAGTTCTCCTCTATGAACTCACCATAGCAGTCCCACTTGTCGATGTGAGGGAACATCTCCCTAACAACATCTGTTAAATCCGTTTTGTCATATCCGCTGTGAAACTTTACCTCAAGAGGAATACGTACATTAGCACCCTTTAGGAATAATATAACATTAGCTTTCATCATCATTGGTTTCTCCTTAATGTAATTTACGTTTAGGTAAAACGTCTAGTGCTTCATGGGCGTACCAGTATAGCACTTGTCTTTCTTCAGGGTCTTCTTCATTATAATCTTCTAGTGTGCCTTCAATAAAAGCAGCAACGTTAGGCGAGAGTTGTGATAAATCACACTTCCCGTCCACTGCCATGTTGAGGATAATACTTATTAGGATTGCTTGTTCTTCTGTCATCGTGTAGACTCCCTAGCGTGAAGTAAAGTATACAACACTCTTGTGTTAACATTATCTTAATCATACTCTTTAGAACCCCTCCATATACCTCTGCACTTTATAAAGATACTGGAGTGAATCGTCTAAACGACCCACTACCAGATTACAGTTTCCACATAAGATTCCTCTGATTTCCCCTGTCTCATGACAATGGTCAACAACAGCGTTATCTCGACAAGCAGACTTATAACGCTCCCCTGAGAATTTTATAGGATTGCTACAACACTTACAAAGGTATCCTTGGGATTTCAATAGCTCTTCTCGTTGAGGTGTTGTTATTTTGTATAGTCTCATATTGTTATTGCAGACATTACAACGACTTGAGACTACCTTAGAACCGTCTTTACGGGTGTATTGGTTAGTAGTATTACTACACCCGTCTATGTTACACTCTTTGGAAACCCATTGATTCGGGTTCATCATCAAAATCCTTTCCTTTCGTAAGTCTGCCAGTGTCGAAGTCGTAGGCTAACGAGCCAGATGGTCCGGTAAGACCTGTGTATCTACACTTTAGTACCTTGGTTTTAATTGTGTTTCTTTCTTCAGGGTCGTTCGCTCCAACATTCCTTGCGAAAGCTATCACGTCCATGCTTATTTGCTTAATAGAACCAGAACCACGTATATCGTCCATGCTGGGCAATTTACCTTCTTCGAAGGAAGCTCCTTTGTTATCTGTCTTACGAAGGTGACTAATTAAACCAATCCACACATTATGCTTCTTAACCAAACGTAGTAAAGAGTTCATAATAGAGTCAATGGCTTCGTTACCTGTCAACCCATCAGCACCCTCTGAAGCGAGAATAGTAATGTGGTCAACAAAGAGATACTTAGCACCAGACAGGCACATGTATTCTAGGTAGTCCATGATAGAGCCATCAGCAATACTACCTTGGTGGTCAAGTACGAGTACACGGTCATCGCCGAATATCTTGTCATAACCCTCACGTAGTTCTTCCAATGGTATTTCTTCTTTAGCAGGGTTGCGGTTTAGAGCCATGCCAGACATCTTACGAGCGGTCTCAGCAGGGGATTCTTCTAGTGATACAATACCGATTTTATCGTCTGTGGCTTCAAGTAAGTGAACAGCAATCTCGCGTAGTAGCGTAGACTTGCCTGAACCTGTACCTGACGTCCATAGAGTGATTTCACCGAAGCGCATACCCTTGAGTTTATCATTAAGCCCTGTCATAAACGAAGGATAGGGGATTGATTCTAGCTTATTATATTCTTCTAGTTGTGTCCAGAGTTCTTCTTTACCAAGGATACCCGCTGGTGTATAGTCAACAGCATCGTAGATAACCTTAAGCACCTTATCGGCGTCTTTAATCCATAGGTCGTTGGCATCTTTCTCTGTACCACCTTTAGCAATCTTAACTTTGTCATAACCAATGATACGAGCAGCTTCTTTAGTAGCCTCTTGACCTGCGGTATCACCGTCAAACCACAAGATGACTTCATCGAAGTTACGAACCCAATCACGCTCTTCAATCAAATCATTAAGACTTGAAGCTGAACGAATTGAAACCACTGGATAGAAAGTCTTATATCTTTTGTACCACGCCGATTGAACCGCCATAGCATCACATTCGCCCTCAGTAATAACTAAGCGCTTACCGCCGCTATAGAGGTTTTGACCAAAGAGACCACCCCGAACCTTGCCTACTGAGCTGAAGTTCTTAGGAAGATTACGTACTTTGTAACCTGTGAGTTGTTCATTCTCGTAGTAAGGATAGTAGTGGCTCTCGATAGCGCCATCTAAGTCATAGCTTACTTTCACGCCGTAATGTTCAGCAACTTGCTTGTAGATGTTACGCTCTTTAAAGCCACGCACAGGGTAGTCGTTCTTAATTTCATTGAGACGTGAGTCACCCCAAGAGGTTGCTCCGTCATCGACTTCAAAGTCCATATCGATTACCTCTCTTGGTTGTTTAGGAGCTGGACGACTCTTTCTGCATGAGAAACAGAAGGTCGAACCATCTTCATATACTTGTAGAGGGTCAGAACCTCCACAATCGTCACACGGCTGGTTTTTTGTTACGATTCGACCCATAGTTTATTCCCCTCCAGATTCCCGTGCATAAACAATAGTAGCAGCGAACTCTGAGACTTCTTGTAAGATGAAGTATAGGATAAGTCCTGCAATAGCATTGAAGTCAAGAATCTCTAAGATTCCAAATAAGGAAAGAACCAGCATAGCTAGGCTCATAATATAGGTGCCTGTAGCAATCATTCTAAGCATTAATTATATCCTTTTCCAAGTGTAGCCCTTGTGGGTTTTTTGTTTTTCGTTCACACAGCGGTACACCGATGCTTGTTCGAAGCCAGCTTTTTCTACAGCATTGCGACCAATACATATGATTACATCTCCTGTTTTAACGCAAGTACCTTCTATAGCCCCTTTCGAGTTATGATGATTTAGCCCTTTCATACTGCTCTCTGAGATAGCCCTGTTCCACTCCGGTGTGCGAGGAATCTTGCCTCGCATTCCCTTCCTGTAATCTGACAACAGTTTCTTTGTTTCCGCTGTGTGAGCCTTGCCGTAGAACCCGTTGTTCTCACCTACGAACATAAGTCGCTCCTCGTCGGTCCAGAACTCTTTAGGAATCCACCGAACAGCGCCGATTTGGGCATTCAAAAATAACCGTTCATCACTGTCAGGGAATCTCTCTGTCAGTACATTACACTTTGTCTGGAAAGCTATTTCGCAATAATTCAAACCACCGCGTGTGCTATAAAGCTCCAAGATGACAAATTTAAAATTATCTTTGCCGAACTCTTTAATCTGTTCGGTGAGATGCTTTGAAGAACCCGCATATCTTTTCCAGTTAGTTTCTTTCCCGTAGTTCTTACTAGATTTCTTTCCACCGTGTTTTGTTTGTTTCTTTCCAATGTAGAGGTGTCCTGTTTTTTTATTCTTAATAACATACACAAAGCCAAAGTGGTCTACTGGATTTTCCTGAACCAAGTATGCTTGTGTCGCCCAATGCCCAAAACCCTCTACCTCGACGGAATTACTTATCATTTCATTTAGTAATTGCAGATTCATAGTCTTCCTTCCGAATCTTAAAGTGGTCGTCAATATGACGCCAGATATGCACCAGACGGCCATTAGCAATCATGTAAAAATAACCCTCATCGCCATAGACGTCATTATAAGCACGACATACAACGTCACGCATTTCTTTATGAGTAACAGCATCAGCAAGAAGCTTCTTAGCTTTTACTGGACCCACCCTTGGCAAGCCCGGTATAAAATCAACGCTATCGCCTTGGAGTACTTGCTGCCAGTAGAAGCGTCCACCATACTCTTCATCAATCTGATAAATCTTTTTTGTTCTAGGATTGTAGTGAGTTCCTGGAATACAATGTAAGTCTTTATCTACTGATACAACAGCACGATTAATACCCGCTGCATCACATTCTAAAGCCCATACTCGTACTAGGTCATCAGCTTCACAGTTATCAGACTCAACTGAGCCTTCTAGTTTACTAGCCCAAGACTTCAAGTCATTAAACCACTCAGGTCTATTGTCTTTGGCTTTCTTCCGATTCCCTTTATAGTCAGGGAACAGGTCCAATCGAAAATTATCAGGACCACCAATGGCCATGACGTAGTCTGTAGTAAACAAGCCGTTAAGAACATCATCTACTTTTCCTTGGAAATTCTTCTTTGCTTCTTCTAGTGTTTCACTCTGCCATATAGCCATGTATACTAATACATCACCATCAATGATAGCCATAGTCATAGTTATTCTCCTTTAGGTTAATTCGGGAGGGCACCTTTGGTCATTATTTGCGGGTATTTTTTAGCCTTATTTTAATCGCAATATTCAAAGGTAATGCCCTTGCTGTGGTTCCTTATTTTGTGAGATTTCCCTTCTTGGTAGTTCAAGATTCCGTACACCCGAATCCGAGGCACTCCGTACTTTTCGATATGCTCGTCCCCCCAAGAGGAAATCTTAACATTTCTCTCTAGGATTTTACCAGTAACATAATCGATAACGTTAACGCTTCGAGATTTAGTTCTATCAGGGTTCTCTCTTTTGTTCCCGTAGGTATACTCTTTATAGAATCCTTTGTTCTTAAATCCAGAATAAACACCACCGTAAGGGTGCTGGAACTCTTTCGCAAAGGTAGAATAAGTACCTGTATGCACTATATTGTCTTCTTTGTAGAAATCCCATATAAACTTAGATACAGGGCTTCCTACTCCTGATACGCTCTTTTTATACTCCTCGTTCTTAGTATTATTACCGAGGTTCTTCATAGATGATTTTATGAAGTCTTCTGTGGTTTTGTACTCTAAGTCTTTCCGCGCATACTTTAAACTTAGATTCTTACCTTTTGCTTCACGAGCAGCCTCGAAGGAACGAGACGTACTCCCCATAGCTTTAAAGGCTCTTGACAAGCTCTCTTCGTTATTGTGTATCTTACATAGAAGCCAATGAATTACAAAATGTTCACGGCCTGTGAGATAAATAAGGTTGTCTTCATCCTTAGTCCCACCGAGGCTTTTAGGTAGAATGTGATGACGCTCGTAGTACTTACCGTCTCTAGGTTTTTGTTTATTGCCTCGTGTAGAAATAAGCAAGTCGTGATGTTTTTGATAATTCATAGTTAGTCCTATTGTTTTCCGTTAAGTTTTCGGTCCTCTAATTTAGCCACGCCGTGCTTCATAACCTCCTCCAGAGTGTAGCCTCTAGTATGCGCTATCATCGTTAGATACCACAGGGTATCCGATAGCTCATCGATTATCTGTACGGTGCGCTTTTCGCCCTTACGCACCTCTGTGGTACGCTCAGACATTACCTCACCAACCTCTGAAGCGAAGCCTGTGAACAAGGTTTCTTGTGTAGTGCCTTTCTCAAAGAATTGAGCGATTTGGTTTGTGTAGACTTCAGTCTGCATAGTAAGCCCCTTCAGGTGAGTTCATTGCCGCAACTATATCTT